CTACCCTGGGAGGACACTTCGCAGGATCATGTGACGGATGGTTGCGTGGCGTACTGCCTGAACCAGACCAGGATGAGGTCATTCTTCTTGAGGTCAAGAGCGCAAACGACAAACGCTGGAAAGAACTGGAGAAGCTGGGTGACTACGAACTCTGGAGCGAGACATATCGCTGGCAGATCCATGGGTACATGGGCGTATTTGGTCTGACCAAATGCATGGTGATTGTGGTTAACAAGAACAACAGTCAGATCTACTCACAAATCATAGACTATAACCCAGATATCTGGGAGAAGGCTCTAGAACGCGCTGAGAGGATCATTACTAGTGAGGAGCCTCCCTACCAAGGGAGAATGTCAGAGAAGGACTGGCGGCTTAAGGGGCAGTCTCAGGCGTATATCGACATATATCAGCGCAAAAGATTCCCTCAGTCTGTTAATTGCAGGAACTGTGCGTTCTCAAAGCCACTTACTACCAGCAATGGGGCTACATGGATATGCAAGCGTACCAATAAAGCCATAGATCTTGAGACTCAAAGGGCTGGTTGTGAGAACCATTTGTGGAATCCGAACTTAATAATTACTGCCGCGCAAATTCCTGAAGAGAGTGATGATACCAAGATAGCCTATGAGGATGGGTTCACTAAGTTCTATAACGCGATACCTTCTGCCAGAGAGCCTGGTCATTACTACAGTAGCGCAGAGCTCAGAGAGTTATCGAAGTGTCAGTTCGATCTGAAGATGATGAAGATGGCAGGAGATGTGAAGTCAGAGTTCCCTGGAAGCACAGTGGAACATCTTGATGAAACGAAAGATCCTTTCTAAACTCTTGGGTCTTTAACGATATTGATTTTTACACCAGGATATAATGCCTCAACGAGCTTCTTCTTGAGGCTGAACACCTGAGTGATCACCCCCTTGGTGTCTTCGATGACCCAGTCACCATGGTAATCTTTGTACTTGAAGTCAGCCACATATTTGCAGATGTGTTTCTCCTTACCCTCAACTGTAATCTTGCAAGGAAAGTCTATCTGCACCTCAAGATCTGATATCTCGTTTTTATCCTGGCGTTCTTTCAGTACCTTATATCGAGCAGCCTCAAGCTTGGAATCAAAAGTGATCCCATCGTATTCAGTCTTGACCGCAAAGTATTTGCTTTTCTTTTTCTTGGCTCTCTTGGGGATCAATTTATTCTCCACCCAAAAGTTTTCTTTCTTCCTCTTCTCTAAGAACTCTTGATGCTCTATCAAACAAAGAAGGCATCGATTGAGTAGTCTCTCTTACAGTTTCTCCAATACGATCAAGCAATGGTGCTGGTCTTGGTTCAGGAGGTGGAGCAGCCGGGAATCTTTGCCCAGCGGTAGCGCCAATCTCTTCAGTCATTTCTCTTAATGGTAATATGTTTCTCACTTTAGTCTTTGAAGCTTCATATGCACCAGCATAAACTGAAGGAGGCGGTTTGTAAGGAACAAAAACATGATTCATAACAGCACGCCAATCAGCAACACCTCCAACTTCTTGGCCTAATATCTGTGCTATTTTATTTTCTTTTACACCTAACAATCTTGAATCATCTATTGCAATCGATAAATCTCTTAACGCCTTATACTTTCTTTCATTTGCTTCTTGAAATTTATATAAAGCTTCTTCAGGTATTCTAGGGCCATAAGCTCTTTTAAGTCTTCTAAAGTCTGCTGTTGCAGCAGCAACATCTGCCTTTGCTTCTTGAGCTTTGAAGTACAAAGACTTCTCCATGTCGGTCTTTAAAGTTTTCACACCAGTTGCGGCTTGCCCTAACTCATTAAAAAAATCTAACTGCTCCCCTCTTTCACTTACTCGATACCTTGGATCAAGCAACGTGGTTTCAACCAATACTGATCGAGTGAGATCGCCAAACTTTATAGACCTTAAAGGGTCTCCGTAATTCGCGCTATCAAAAATATTTTCTCTTGAATTAAGTTGAGGAATAAACGGAGGAATAATTCCATTAACAATGTGTGTTCCTATGGCCCAAGCCTTGTCTCCCACCTCATCACTCTCTTCATATATCCTGCCGCCTAACCGCCTCTCTCCATCTCTTACAAGTACATCAGCAACCCTTTCAGTGATGATTGATTCTCCAAAGAATGGCTCAAAAAATTCTCCGAATGCTTCAGCAAGGCCATTGAGAAGTGCAGTGTTTAATGTTTCTTCTTTTCTTTCTCCATTAGCGACTTCATTCAAAACAGCCTTAAATGGCCTGCTTAAATAATCGTAAGGATAAAAGTAAGAACCATTTATTACTTCTTCAATGTTGCCATCTTTATCTGTTTTAACAGGTATCAGCGTGCCATTCTCATCCCATGGCGCTGCCCCAGATCTTTTGTATGCAGCCAATTGATCTTCACTTGATCCTGTCATTGACAACCCCACTGCAACACTTGCTTGAGGAATACCAACAGTCATCGAGCCAAAGCCCATTAACCTTTCAATGCCTCTTTGTCTAAGCATAGGGTTCTCGCTGGCTATTTCTTTTATAGCCTGACCCATTATGTTCCCACTAGTTCTAATTAACTCTGCTGGGTATGCAATAAAGTTTCCAAGTGGGGTCTGTCTTAAAAATTGAATTGCAGCTGGAACCCTTGAGTAATTAGGAACCACATTCCTGGTTATTAATGCGGCTTCATCATCAATAAATTCATCAAACAAAGTAGGATTGTCTGTTGAAGTTCCATATCTTTTTGCAAGTTCTGTTACATTAACATTGTTGGGATCAAGACCAGACTCAGTTGCAATCTGCATCTGTTTAAGAGTGTTTGCTTTCATATTAAAAGGTTGATTCTTTACTTGAGAATATTGAATCATCCCAGCAAGTTTTTTCTTTTCAGATAAGTAATTAAATACCCTCCAAACACCATCACTCGCGTTATAAAGTTTTGCAGAAAAACCATTTTGTCTTCTTTGCGCAAACTTCATTGTTCCACCAACAATTCCTCCAACTCCTTTTTCAGCAGCAATATCAATCAAATCCTCAAGCTCTTTTAATTGCGCTTGTTGTTGGATCAATCCTTTTTCTTGAAGTTCTTCAAATACTTTTTTTCTTTCTGGTTGTGTTCTGAATTTATTACCGAAGTCAGATGCTACAGCTTGGTAAGCTTCGCTTAACATTTTCCCGTTTGGGACATTGCCGTTGGCAATTGCAAAACCAGCGGCACTCAATGCGTTTCTGATTTGGCCAGTTGGGTTATAAACAGTTTGAGCTAATTGGCTTATACCCTTGAGGCCAAGCATGCTTGCGTATAAATTGTTAACTACTGGGACATTCTCGAATGGCATGCTCATGGCTTGCTTTTCTAAAGCCTGTAAGAACTCTTTCTTTACATACTTTCCGCTTAAGTTCCCATACCCTAACGCATTCGGGATTTGATCATACTCGTCCTTCAACAAATCAGACTCAGGAAGATTGTCTAAAAACATTTTATTTTCAGGAGTTCTGAGCTGGTCTAGTTCTTCTAGCTCTTTAAAGTATTTTCCTTTAGCAATAATTGCAGATTGCCTGCCTACTGTTTCTTTTATTCCTTGAAGAAGCCCTTCTTTTCTTTCTAAAAAAGTTCCTCTTTTTGCGGTGTATTCTCCAAGAAAATCTCTAATGATTTGATTATCAAGAGTTCTATTCTTTAACGGGCCTCTCATTACCCCCTTTAAAGTGTCATTGTTTAAAAGATCTTCTGGACTTAAAACAGCATTTGAAAATTGTTTTTTATTTATTATTTGCTTAAGAACTCCTGGCAGTTCTGCTTCTGGTATCGGGTTCCCCTGCCGTGCGTTTGCTTCTCTTATTACCTCCATGGCTTTATTAACTCTTTCTTGATCAGGCATCCAGTCTTTATCTACAAATGCTCTATAAGCTCTTGTTTGATACATGCCTAACTGACCAGCTATTGTGTCAGCGGCGCCCTCTGGTAAAAACTCTGGTCTATCTAGTATTGTTTTACTGTAATCATCTATTAGACCTCTTACGTTCTTTGCGGATCTGAATAAACTTAACTTAGATCTGATCTGATCGGGCTTAGTATTGACACTTAGCTTGTCACTCTTAACAAAGCCCAATGTTTTGTCTGCCTCTATTAATGTTTTGAATGCTTCATTTTGACTAGCAGAATCTGCTATCTCTGGATTAATTGCATCATCCAATGCTTTAAGTATTTGTTCTTGAGAAAAACCGTTTTCTTTTCCTGAAATTGCAACATTCTCAAATGCATCGTTCAAGTCTTTAAAAGCTACGGTATTCGCATGAGTCATAGACGCAAGCCTAGTAGCATTTAACGCTTTTAATTCAGCAGTTGCTTCATCAGGAAGATCTCCCTTAAACCTAAAGTATCCAATTCCTCTTTTAAAAGCGGGAGATGCTTTTTCTGCTTTATTGACTACATCACCAAAAGATTCTCCTACAGCATAAACACCGTCGGCAATTTCTTTAACACCAGGCACTTTAGCAATAGCACCAGTGGACGTTTTTATTACTGCACCTGCGCCTGTTAAAGCAAGAGGTATGCCAGCAGTTAACGCTGCTGCTTCAAGGCCAACCTTTCCTTTATTAAGTAACGCAGCGAATGCTCTTTCTTGGCCATTAAGAAATTCAAGTTCTTGAGTTTTGGTGAGAGGGTTTGGCAGATAGTCATCGCCAAAGGTTTTCATATCCTCTTCGGCAACAAGTCCTTCAGCTGCTGCGGTAGCCGCTACTTTAGTTGCTGTGCTTGCGCCTTTAACCGCTTGAAATACTTTAAATGCAGGTAATCCAAATTGAACCAAAGCTTTTGGGATTTCTGCTGCTAAACCAAGACCTTCTATATCAGGAGCAAATCTAGATTGTACTGCTTTGGCTCGATCAACTAACTCAGAACCAACTTCTTCTGCGCCAGCTGCTTGTAATCCATAACCGATAGAACTGGTTATATTGGTGGGGATATTAACTAATCCATTCAAACCACCGCGCATAACACTGCCCATAAAACCAATGTCTTCTTTCTCTAAGACTTCTCCAGGTTGGTAATCTGGTCCAGCTTTAAACTTTCTGTCTTTTACAGCTTGTCTTAATGCTAGATTCTTTTCTCTTAAGATCCGACTAGCATCTTCAGGGCTTTCTGCATCGATGTATAAACTTCGACCATCCTCCCTAACCTTATGGTAGGTAGGCATGACTACTGAGTATCAGCTGTTCTAGTTAAAAGCCGTGACACAGAACCTAAACCTAAATTACTAGCAAACTCTTGAAAGGTTCCAAGGTTTTCAGCTGCATTAGGAACAGATTTATAAAGAGTAAGAAGGGCTTCTAGCTGAGTGGCTGCATCCATCCTATCAAACAAACTCTTGAATACTTTTCGATCAACATCTTCTTCTGTCTCATCTGGACCTTGTTCTGCATAAGGTCTTATCGCTTCATACTGTTGAACCAACTCTGGTTTAGCAGCATCAAGTTTAGCTTGAAGTTGATCATATTCTGCGCCTGCAAGAGTTACATCACTACCAAAGTTCCTTGGAACATATCCTTCTGATGCTTGACCAGCTTTCGCTAATTGATATTGAACTCTTGGGTCCGACAACCTATCCATTAAAATTCCAACAAAACCTCTATCTTTTTGTTTTTCTCCACCGATAGCTTCATCTTCTCCAAACAATGCTCTTGCTATTTTTCCACCAAAAGGTCTAACCTTTGGAAGAACTTTTTTTCCTTCTTCATTAACTTCAACATTTTGTTCAGGCTCTTTTGGCACAACAACTTGAGTAGCGGCTTCTTCTTCTGCTTCTTTTTCGTCATCACCCATCAGCGCACTAGCGCCTAAAACCCCTCCAACTCCAATACCAGTAGCAGCTCCTAAACCTTTTAAAATTCTTGCTGTTCTGCTTGGGCTTGGCATTTCAGGCGCATCATCAACTACTTTGACATCATCAACGACATCAACAACATCGTCTGCCTGTTCTTTGTCTTTTTTACCCTTCAGCTTGGCTATGGTTTTGTCTTTTAATCTACTCATCAACCCTACAAGTCCACCCTTATTCATTCCGGTGGGCTCTTTTTCTAGATCGGTTGTATACAACTCACCATTCCAGGTAAATACATCATCACCTTTGGCTCTATGGTAAGCAAAAGATTCTTTGAAAGGCACTCCTCCTTTACTTACGCCAACATTGTAATTTTTGTCTGGCTGGCTAGGTTCCTCAACCATTAAAGAACCTATGCCGCCTGGTGCTGGCATCTCTTCTTCTTCACCTGCGAATACATCTGGTGCGCTGGCAAGAAGTCTAGCTGTCTGGCCTCTTCGAAACGTCTTACCTCTAGTATCTCCAACACCTAGACGTATAGCTCTTTCAACTTTATCGGCAACTTTTTTGCCTTTAAATCCCATCCTTCCTAATCTAGCCGCTATTGCACCAGGAGCGCCTACACCTGTAGCCATGAGTCCTGCTGTTGCAGTTCCTATAGCCACATCAGTTGGATCATCTGGATCAACAATAAAGAAATCAGTTAAGTCTCTTAAATTTAAGCCTTGCCCTTCAGGTGTTTTTTCAAAGCTAAAGAAGTCGCTCATTGTATCGTCTTCGCCAACAACCATTTCGCCTATTACTTCAGGGGTGGCTCTCAAGTAATCCATAAAACTTAATTCATCATTGTTTTCAAGGTTTCTTTCTGTTGCTCTAACACCACCACCTCTTTCAAACCCTTGGACAGGGGCAACACCAGCCATTATCCCAAGCCCTTGTCTTTGCATAGGAGTTTGGAACATTGGTCTTTGCATAACTGGATTCTGCATCATGCCTCCTTGATTCATCGAGTTAGCTTCTGATAAAGCTATGGCTATGGCTTGTTTAGGATTGGTTACTTTCTTTCCAGAGCCACCGGATTTGAGAGTTCCGCTTTTGAACTCCCCCATTACCTTTCCTATTTTTTTTTGTTTTTTATTCAACCTTATGGACCGCCACCACCCATGCCACCACCCATGCCACCGAACAAACTCATCATCCCAGATGCTCCAGCAAGAGCGCCTTCAAATACTCCTGGTTGCTGGAAGTGACTTATTCCTTGTTGTTGTGTTCCAACTCCAGTTCCAAACTGAGGTAAGAATCTAGACCCTTGATCAAGCATTTGCATGCCTCTTTGCAATCTCATGAATGGTTCATCAGCCATTTGTGTAGAAGCCCTGTATTGAGCATCAAGCCCTGCTTGCTGTATGCCTCTGCCCTGACTACCAAGTTGCCCAAGAGTTCCTATTTGTGTGCCAAGCATCTGTTGTCCTTGTAGTCCAAGCCCAGCAATTCCTGCCGCTCCAGCGCGTTGCGCCGCACCGCTTTGTCCATAAGCATCCATAGCTTGTCTAAACTGTTGCCCAGTCAGTGCGCCCATACCTTGTGCTGCGCCTTGCATGCGACCCATTCGATCGCCAAATATATTAGAGCCAAGTTGTTGTGCTTGAAGTGCTTGTGATCCAATGTTCTGGCCTATGCCTGCTCTTTGCCCAGCAAGAGAACCAATCCCTTGCATACCAGATAATCCAAGCTGTCCTCCCTCGAGCGCGCCTCGTTGAGCTAATTGCTCTGCGCTCAGTCCTAATTGTCCAGCTTGACCCGCAGCAGATATACCAGTCTGCGCGCCAGCTTGTCCTAGTGATCCAGTTAATTGAGCAGCTTGTTGTCTTCTTGCTTGTGCTTGCTCAAATGCTTGCTGTGCTTGTTGTTGTGCCTGTTGAAATCCTTGCGATCTTAATTCAGCGCCAGTCTTAGCTTGCTGTTGTAATACGTTACGACCTATCTCTGCTTCTTGCACAGCGCCTCTAGAGCCGCCAAATGCACCAGCCGCTACTTGTTGAGATCTTGCATCACGTTTTTGTTGCTCACCTAGTCTTGCAATCTCAGCTTGCTGCGCTTCGATAACATCTCGGTTGAAGGGGTCCATGTATCTGCTTGCAGCTGACGGGTCATATTCAGCACCAGTTCCTGCTAATCCTGCAATACCTTGCATCGCAGTACTTCTGCCCATTTGACCTGCGCTTCTTAAATCTCTTCCAGCAGCTGCGGTTTCTGCTCTTGCTCTTTGAGTTGCTTCTCCAGCACCAGTCTGTGCGCCTCTAATTTCTTCTGGTATGCCAGCTTGTGCGGCTCTTATATCACTTGATGCATCACGCATCATTTGCCTGCCTTCTTGATCTATAAACTGTCGGCCAGTTGAAGGATCATAAGCACCAGTGCTGGCTTCATATAAAGCCCTAGCTCTTGGGTCGGCAAACAATCCTGATGTTGATGGATCAAAAGCCCTAGCTCCTTGACGATACATGTCTTGAGCTTCTGCTAGTTGTTGCCCAAAACCACCTAACCCTTGAGCTAAGTTTCTAGCTTGTATTTCTTGAGGAGAGAGACCAGCTACCTGCTGTATAGGAACAGGTATTTGTTGGGTGATTAACCCTTCAGGACCAAAATAAGCCTCCAACATTCGGCGACTTGCAAGTTCGACCGCTGGGTCTTGAAATTGTCTTGAAAATGAAGGAGCAAGATATGGCGCGCTTTCTTGAATTGACTGAGTAGTAGTCATCTTAAGACCTCCTCATTGCCTGTTCACCAGCGCGTTGAAGCGCATACATCATTTTCGCACCCTCTCTTCTTTGTTCAGCTTTACTCTTATCAGCGCCTTTTAATTTACCAATACCTCTAACTGCTTTAGCGTTAACAACAAACTCACCGTCACTTAACATTGCTGGTATATCATCAGATGTTTCTGTCCCTGGCCCAGAGATAGGTCCGTTCATTCTAGGAAAATCTTCAACCATATCTCCTTTAGATAGTTGCATTATGCCTCCATCAGCTAGATTTTTTGGACCACCAAAAACATTGCTTACTCCTTGCTGATAACTTGCCATATTTTGTGGATTAAATATTCCAGCAAACTGAGACAATCCACCACCGCCAGTTGGCCTGCCAACAGCATCAAGCGAACCAGAGCCTTTTACTTTATTGCCAACAGCGTCCGTAGTGCCGGACATAGAGCCACGAGAAGAAAGAGACTTTATATACTCAATTAGTTCTTCTCTAGTCATGTTTTCAAAGTCAACTTCCTCAGAACCCATGCCACCCATGCCGCCTAAAACATTTCCTATATTTCTAAGAATGTTTCCTATACCGCCCGACCCTGATCCTGATCCTTGATTCAAAGAAGCAATACCGCCTTCATTAAAAAATGGAATTTGACTACCATATGGCCCACCAGGACCACCTTCACTTATGTCAGAAATAAAATCATAAAAGTCTTCCATTGATTCAAATTCAGGATAACCTAGCCTTTTTCTTTCTGCGTTAATACCCGCTAACTTATCAAGATCTGGGTCTATTCCTCCAACATCTTCTGATTCTGTCTCGCCACCCGAATCAGTATCAACTGGTTCTTGCATTACAGGTTGTTGCACTACCTGTCTTGGCAAATCCCCCATTGCAAAAGGATTTGGTGGTTGGTAATTTGCAAACATTGTTCCTGGGGTATTTTGATAATTAAGATTAAACCCTTGTGAAGCACCAGTAGGCAAGAAACTAACCTTACTTGGGTCCATGTCTGCCAAAGTTTGTGGCAAATCAAAAGCACTATGTTTTCTTATTTTACCTATCTGTGCTGCGGTATAATCATCAAAAGGTTTTTGTCTTGCTTCGATTGCTCTGGTTCTTGCTTTTGCAGCTTTCTTTGCTTTATGAGCGTCAATGCCTCCTTTAACAGCGCCAATACCAGCCATTATCGGAGCAATAAATTGAATAAAAGCTTCTGGTTGTCCGGTTTGCGGATTGATCGTTAAATCACCAATAGGAGAAGTCTTTCTTAAAATATCGACTTCTGCTGGATTCATATGAACCAGCATTGAATCTCCATAACGGCCTTGTGCAGCTAAACGCTCTGCTTGTTTTTGCATAGGACGCTTTTTCATTTGATTCGCCATCTACAAACCAACCTTTAGTATATTGAAATAACCTAACACTTCCAACGTCTTCGAGCCTGTCGTAACCTAGAATTAGGATCTTTAGCAGCTTTAGGAAACTTTTTCATTTGGCCTGCTGATCTTGCACAAAAAGACTTTCTTCTCTTTGCATCTTTGCTGCCTTTCTTAACTTTGCCAGTTACAGCTGTCTGTAGCTTGCTGCCAGGGTTCTTTCTTCGATAGGCTGCAACTCCAGCTTCTGTCATGCCAGCGCCTTGTTTGGTAGGCCGAAAGTTCTTTTTGTTACGCTTTGGCATATCATCTGCTTTGCGCTCTTTCACCTTTTTTGCAGCTTGTCTGCGCTTGACCTGGCCACCAGTTCTGAATTCTTGTGCATAACGTCTGAACATCAGCTATACCTTGTCTTCTTTCTACGACCTGACATTACAGCGCCACACCCTCGGTGATTGCGGCGAACTTCACCACCAGATGCTTTTCTAACAATACGTCGACCTTTAGCAGAAGCAGGAGAGGTAAATGTTTTTACATTGGTTGGCTTGCCGCCTACACCTTGTGGCTTTGCGCGCTTGCGTTGAACTGCGCTTTTTCTTTCTCCAGCAGTCATAGCATTTGCTTTTGATCTAGGAACACACTTTGGGTATTTGCGTTTTGATCCTTTTGCTTTGGCGCGTCCACAAGCTTGAAACTTGCCATCTTTCTTAGGCGCGCCTATATCAACCCAATCGCCCTTTGAGCCTTTGCCAAACCATTCTTTCAGGCTCATGTCAGACCTATCATCCTAGCTCTTTTAGCAACAAACCCACCGCCATTAAAGCTTCTTCTTCTACCTCTTGCAGAAGCAGGAGATGTTGGCTTGGATTTTCGGCTTTTAGACTTTGGCTTTGGCCCTTTAAAGTCTTTACGCTTTACGCCAGAAGGATCTTTGATCTTTCCTGCACAAATCTTACTTGCGTAAGCATTTGCATAAGCACTTGGATATACATCAAATTTACGTTTAGCTGCTGCTTTACCTCTTGCACATAACTTCGTCATAAACTCACCACTATTGAACCATTTGTAATTACCTGTACTGTGCCTACCTGCCCAGTCCCACTTAACCCAGATGTTTCTGGATTAGTAATATTAATAAATTCAGTACCACTCCAAACCTGCAAATTGTTTACTGAACTATTCCATATAATATCACCTCGTTGAAATTTAATTTCATCTAATTCTGATGCAGTAAACTGAGGTGTTTTGTCTGGATCAAATGCATCAAGGCTTAGTTCAAGAAGCCTTACTGTCTTATTGTATGTGCCAGCAGCAACAACTGGGTCTGTTTCAAATGGTAATCTGCCTTGTAAAAGTTTACTCATCTTCTACCATTTGGCCTGATATCAAGTCGAGTACCACCAACTCTAAATCCAACTCCTGCTCTTACACCAACGGCAGCATCATCATCTGATTCAAATCTAACCACGGCTTGTCGAGCTCTAGCTCTCATGTCTATTTTGGTGGTAGATGCAGTAAAGCTTGTGGTTTGATCTGTTGATAAAGAATCACCAGGATAGTTTCGTTCTTTTAAAACAACATTAATTTGTTGCCCACTTCCTCCGCTACCTGTGAATTTAACATCAGGAATCATGCGCTTAATAAACTGAAACTCTTCTCCATCACCTATATCGAAGTCAGCAGACTCGATGAACACGTTATCCATTGGAGATCCATCATCATCATTGCCTGTCTCATGTTGATAAAGATAAGGAGTAGAACTGTCTTTCCCTGTTGCTCTTGGAAAAGAAACAATACCTTCATCTAACCAGGCTGTTCTTTCTAGCTGCCCAATGGCCCATGATTGTTCAACGTAGTTATAAGTGACATATCGATCTGGAGTTGTGCATCCAGAGGCGCAATAAAACCAACCAACTTCATTGAACTGTTTGTTTAAGAAAGCAAAGAACTGATATGCCTGACCCTCTTCCATGTCATCAAACACATACGAATGAACACTGCATGGGACCGGAGATACAGCTCCTGTATAGTTGTAGAATCCTTTCTTGTCCATCCAGAACACACCGGATGGCGTATTGATTGCAGCATTAGGACCAATCAAGCTAACGCCTTCGTTAATTAAATTTAATCCAAAGGTCAGCGGAGTCCCAATAAACTGTAAACTGTAGAGCGCAACATCAGTCCAAATCAATGTTTCTTGTCTTGCCCTAAGTCCTCCAATGATTTCTGATCCTGCGGAACACCGCAAAGAACCAGCTGTGTTATCTGATCTAGGCTCCCACTCTGCTGGGTTTTCCTGATCAGAAAAAGCAATTAACAATGGATCAATTGAACCAGATCGAGAACCACCACTAATTGGGTCAGCGCCCAAAACAATAACGTGTCGATCTACATCAGATACCAACACTTGCAATCCTTTTGTCGGAGTAAGGTTGGCTCCTGTCAACGCGCTCAATGCAACAGCTCTGTCTGTACCAAGAGTTTTTGCGCTAGTGTCCCAGTAATAAACACCACCTGCACGGACGTTGGCAATCAAGTCCTCACCAAAACTATCGAATGACCACAGTCTTAACTGATTCAGATTACTAAGCGAACTGGTCGAACCCCAGGTTCCACCACCCCAGGTTCCAGAACCCCAACCTGTACCATCAACAAATACATCAAGACCAACATTGATCTGGTAAGCGCCAACAGTAGAACCTCCACCATTGCCGCTATCACTAGCATTTGCAGTTACTGTTGCGCCACTCGTATCTTTTGCGGTAATGGTGTAAGTACTGGTAGAAGGTACAGTCGCTATCTCGTACTCTTGGTTTATAACCGCTGCTACGACATTACCTCCTAGTGATGCTGCCCCACTGAAAGTAACGAAATCTCCTTGCGCAGCACCATGAGCAGTATCAGTAACAGTTAATGTGCTTGATCCGTCAGTCGCTGCAAATGTTACATCTCCAGCAGCAGTAGTACTGCGAATTGGTGTAATGTCATTAAAGTTTGTGCCTTCCTGTATATAAAGCTTGGTTCGAGTGCCAAGACCAAGAAGTTTTGTGCCAGCCAGATCAACCCAGCCTAATAGCTTTCTGCCTGTGCCGTTGTAAGAAGTCTGAATTACCTTTGTCCAACCACCTATCTTTTCAGCAAAGCCTTTGCGAAACCTGACTAAGTTACCGTCAAACCAACCGCCCTCTGCGGTGTAATCGGTTCCTTCTTTATTAATGCCAGGATTAAACAAAAACTTTTGAAGAGGCATTACTGATATTCTCCTGTTCTTATCATTTCAGTAACTTCTGGGGCGCGACCTTTTACTTGTTCTGCCCACTTACTATCCATGAACTCATCAGCTGCACGATCGTAATCTTCGGTAGCCATAGCATCTAAAGCTTTCTTAAATCCTCTCAGCCTGGTCTGACCAAGATTAAATGACATGTCTATCATGGCATGTTGTCTTGCCTCATTAAGACCACCAAACCAATAATACTCATCAGAAAGCTCATCTTTTACACGTTTGATATCGTTATCTAGCAGGTAATCGACCTCATCATCAGAAAGGCCCAAGCCAGAGTCTGCGATATTGCGTCCTACGCCTATCGTTTCGTAACCTTCACTGCATAGATACACAAAGTTTTTAACACCCTCATGCCGTCTAAGCATTTCTCTTAATTTGTCACTCATTAGTCTCAGTCTCCTGGTCATCTAATTCGCGGTAATATTTTAAAATACTCAACACTTGACGCAAATACCTTTTTACTTCAGCCATATTGGTAGAAAGGTTTTCGTATCCCTTTGTTGTCAACGCATACCACGCATTGGTTGGTGCGTTCCCTTCGTTCAAGTCATCAAGATATTCCTGCATAAGTTCTGGGTTTAACACAGTCCATTCGACAGGCACAGGATTTATTTGATTAGGCAATGGGGGGTGATAGGTAGGTGCTTTTTTTACTACCGTTACTACTTCTACAGGTTTTACTTCAGGAATGTCCCGACCTGAACCTAGTATAGAGCAGCCGCTAACTAGCAGTAGAGTTAGAAATAATAATATCTTCATCGAACTGCGCTTCATCGGTAATAACTTTAAGATCATTGAGTACTGACTTCGTACCACGATTGATAATATTCTCTATTAGCTTTGGCTTCCTGATGGATAATACATCCATGGAATGCCGTGAGAACTTTTTTCTGATATCTGTGACCTCATTCTGAGCTATCATATTTTCTTTCTGCAATCTCTCTACTTGAGACATCATGAGCTCATGATTTTGAATGGTTTCTTTTAGGTTCTCGTTTTGTTTCTCAATGGTTCCTTCAAGCATCTTTTGGTTTTGAATTGACTGTTCAAGTTGCAAATGAAATGACTCTATTTCAGCTTGAGTCTTATCGTAATACATCTTGAACGAGCCTGCTAAAAGTAATAAACCTAACCCTAATCCTGCGCTAATCTGCCACATAGTTTACTCTTGGTTATGGGATTTCAACTGTTGTTGTCGAATCCACTCTTTAATTTTTTTTTATCTACAGTTTTTTGCTGTGCTTGTTTAGCCATCATTTAAAAATCAATATGATCCCTCCAATTAAAATAAATGCACATAATAAGCCAATTGCCGTAACGCCCATTATGACCCAAATTTGTTGGATCATTTTTTTCCTAGCTGCTGCTCTCGCCTTGATCGCCTCCATCTGCCGTTTGTGGTTAGCCTTTTGTCTTGCTTTAGCTTCATCCCATCGTTGCAACAAAGCTGGATCATGTATTACAAGCATATCATGCAATGACTTTTCCCATTGATCACGACGATGTTTAATGCTTTCGAGTTTTAAAAGTTCTTGAGATGACAGGTTATTGATAATCGAGTCTTTCTTTTCACGCTCAAAAGAATCGAGCGCATCAGAAAACCCCTGCATCAACTCAACTGCTTTCGCGGCCCCATCGCCAACCTCGTTCAGTTTGTTAATAGCGGTGCTGATGGTTGACAAGATTGCACCTGCTGCTGCGACTGATTCTATGATCATGGTAAACCTCTACGGTTTACGCGACATATAGGCCGTAGCGCCGAAGTATAGACCTATGATGCTGGCTTGACTAAGAAAAAGCATATCACTCAGTGAAGACAAGGTTGAAAGGCGAGCTTCTGGAACAAAAGGTAAAAGGGGTAATAACGAATATAGCACCATAGAAGACATTGCTACCCAAGCAATACGTCTTTGT